GGAACGAATTACTCCGCAGGTGTGCGCGTGTGCGGTGTAGCGCGTGTCGATGGGGGGTGGTCTCGGGCAACTGACGGAAAGGAGGGCAGATCTTTGGCTGCAAAGGCGATCATATCGAAAGATGAACTGATTAAGAAGGAATTAAAGCGACTTGGTAAAGTTTTTGCAGATTTAGACGGAAATCAACGCAAAGTTGTGGAACCGCTGTTGTCAACAGCGGCTTTTTTATCCGTGTCGCTTGCAGAATTGCAGGAAAGCATAAACGAAAACGGCTACACTGAAGAGTATCAAAACGGCGCAAACCAATTCGGGGTTAAGCAAAGCGAGAATGTGAAAACGCATATCGCAATGACCAAAAATCTAACTGCAATCGTTAAGCAGCTCTGTGATCTTGTGCCTCCGGAACGCAAGAAAGAGAGCCGCCTGGCTGCACTGAGACGTGATGAATAACTACATCATCGACTATGAACGCTGCATACGCACTGGAACCATGGCGGCAAGCATTGAGGTTAAAACGCTGTACAAGAAATTGGTGCAGGGCATATCGGACGGAAGCCTGATTTACAACCACAAAAAAGCAATGAAGCCAATAAACTTCATCGAGAATTTTTGCCACCACAGTGCGGGCCGATCGGATCTGCTTAAGCTGGAACTTTGGCAGAAGGCTGCACTGTCAGCAATATTCGGAATTGTAGATGAAAATGGCAATCGTGTTTATCGTGAGGTATTTCTGGTTGTTGGCCGGAAGAACGGTAAAAGTTTGTTGGCATCCGCAATCATCGCATATATGGCATACATTGACGGCGAATACGGGGCTGAAATTTACTGCCTTGCGCCGAAGCTGGATCAGGCAAGTCTGGTATTCAATGCATTCTACCAAATGATTCAAAAAGAGCCGGAGCTTGAAGAATTATCAAAAAAACGGCGCAGTGATATTTACATTGCCGATACAAACACAACCGTGAAACCGATAGCATTCAACGCAAAAAAATCCGATGGATTCAACCCGCACTTAGTTGTGAATGATGAAATGGCAGCATGGCGGGGCGATGCAGGACTTAAGCAGTACGAGGTAATGAAATCCGCACTGGGTGCACGTAAACAGCCGCTGATATTGTCCATATCAACGGCAGGATATGAAAACAACGGCATATTCGATGAGCTGATGAAACGCGCATCAGCAGTGCTGAAAGGCAGCAGCAAAGAAACAAGGCTGTTGCCCATTATTTATAAAATCGATGATCCCAATCGGTGGAATGATGCAACTGAAATCCGCAAAGCAAACCCCAATATTGGAGTGTCTGTATCGGCGGATTTTTTCCGAGATGAAGCTGCCGTAGCTGAAACATCCGCGAGCAAAAAAACAGAGTTCCTGACCAAATACTGCAACATCAAACAAAGTTCGAGCGTAGCCTGGATAGACTATAACACCGTTTCCAAGTCGGTATGCGCCTGTGCGATCGACGATTTCGCAGGCTGCTATGCTGTCGGCGGGCTGGATCTGTCTCAGACAACGGACCTTACGGCAGCAAGCTGCATCATCGAACGCGGCGGATCTCTGTACAATTTCACGCAGTTCTTCATGCCGCATTCGCGCCTGGAACGTGCGTGTGCGGAAGACGGAGTTCCGTACAGCGCATTCGTGCAGCGAGGCATTCTGACGCTGTCAGGCGATAATCACGTTGACTACAACGATGTATTCGCCTGGTTTCGCACACTGGTGGAAGCGCACAAGATTTACATACTTAAGGTTGGATATGACCGCTATTCAGCTCAGTACCTTGTAGATCAAATGCGTGAATACGGATTTCATATGGACGATGTTTTCCAGGGTGAGAACCTAACTCCGGTTATACGCGAATTCGAAGGTATCATGCTGGACGGCAAATTTAAAATTTGCGGTGAAAACGACTTGCTCAAAGCGCATTTTCTTAACGTTGCAATGAAGCAAAATCTCGAAACACGCAAGATAAGGCCGATAAAAATAAATCAACGGGATCGCATAGACGGGTTTGTGTCCGTACTTGATGCGCTGACCGTTCGGCAAAAGTACAATCAAGAAATAGGAGAACTGCTGAAAAATGAATAAAACTACCAAGGGTGAACGGCGCGGGTTGTTTGATGCAATATTCGGCAAGCCTAAGGCACTGCAAGCAAACAGTTATTTTAAGCTGCTGAACGGCTACACACCTGTTTTTACGAACGCGCCGGAAAGCATCTATGAGATGGAGCTTACCCGAGCAGCTATACACCAGTTCGCCACTTTTTGCAGCAAACTAAAACCGGAAATGACCGGCAAGGCAATGCGGCACCTGGAAAAGACACTGCAAATGAAACCCAACCCCTTCATGGATACAACCAAATTTATTTACAGGATAGCAACGATCCTATCTGTAAACAATACTGCATTTATCGTTCCTATCGAGGATGAACGCGGTGTGATTATGTACTACTATCCCGTTCTTCCGCAGCGGTGCGAAGTGGTCGAACACAAAGGTAAACCGTATTTGCGGTACACGTTCGGAACAGGACAGGTTGCAGCGATAGAATATGAACGTGTCGGTGTGCTGACGCAATTCCAGTATGAAAATGATTTTTTCGGCAGCAGTAACAGCGCACTGCGCCCGACAATGCAGCTGATCCATACACAGAATCAAGGCATAATTAACAGCGTAAAAAATTCCGCATCTATCCGATTCCTGGCTAAAATCGCCAACATCATTAAGCCCGAAGACATAGAGGCGGAGCGCAAACGATTTACGAAGGATAATCTGTCAGCAGACAATGAAAGCGGTATGATCATCTATGATAACAAGTTTTCTGACATCAAGCAAGTCGATTCGAAACCCGTGACGGTATCACCGGCACAAATGCAGTTAATCAATGAATCGGTTTACAGGTATTTCGGAACAAACGCAAAGATCCTGACAAACTCTTATACTGATGAAGAATGGGGCGCCTACTATGAGGGCAAAATTGAGCCGTTTGCAGTGCAGCTTTCACTGGTAATGTCAAACATGACATTCAGCCCGCGAGAGATATCACACGGAAACAGCATTTTGTTTTCGGCCAATCGGCTACAGTATGCAAAGACTGAAACAAAAATCGCTGTATCAACACAACTTTTTGACCGTGGCCTTATAAATCGCAACAGCGTGATGGATATCTTCAATATGCCGCACGTAGAAGGCGGCGATAAGTACTACATTCGCAAGGAATATGCAGAGGTATCACAACTCGGAAAGGAGACTGACAATGCCGATAGTCGCAACACGGGAATACAGGGCAATGCTGGGTCCGCTGACACAGCAGTCAACAACACAGACGAAACGAATTGAATCCTCCCACTACGTGGAAGGGTACGCAACAACGTTCGGAAAGCCGTATCTGCTGTATGATTTTAATAATACAAAAATCTACGAACGCATTGAACCTACTGCGCTTGACAATGCGGACCTGTCAGACGTTATCATGCAGTACGATCATCACGGCAAAGTGCTGGCGCGTACCGGCAATAACACGCTTGGCTTGATAACTGATTCACACGGGCTTTTGATGTATGCAGATCTATCGAAATCAACCGCCGCAAAAGAACTGTACGAAGAAATCGGTGCAGGCCTGGTAACAAAGATGTCATGGGCATTCACGATAGCCGATGAAGATTTTGACGAAAGCACCAACACACGAATAATTAAACGCATAAAAAAGGTTTATGATGTATCTGCGGTAAGCTGCCCTGCTAACCCGGATACTGAAATAGCTGCGCGTGCCTTTTGTAACGGAGTGATCACAAAAAGCAAACGGGAGACGTTAAAGCGCAAAATCAGAATTAACAGACTGCTTAACAAACTGGAGGTAAAATAACCAAAATGAACCGAATAGCTGAAATTGATGAACGACTGGCTGCGATTCAGAACGACATTACAACCCGCGCCGCAGAGCTCACGGATGCTGAAATTGCCGCATTCGAAGAGGAAGTGAAAAATCTTCAGACGGAGCGAAACGGCCTTATGCAGGCCGAACAGCGCAGAAGAGCACTTCTGAACGGCATAGCTAATCGCGGAGCAAACACAAACCCTATGCCCGGCATGGGACTGCCC